CGCCCACCTCCATGACGCGGTGTGGGCGACCTATGGCTGGTGTGACCTCCAGATTGAGGAGGGCAGGCTGGTGGGTGTCACGCCCACTGAGCGGCCTCCAGAGCCGGAGCCGGAGCCCCAGCCGCCCTCTGAGGAGGACGTCACCCTGGACATGCTGGCCGACCATGAGGAGCGGCTGTGCATGCTGGAACTCACCACCACCGCCACCGTTGCCACATGAGAAAGGAGATAGCATGACAACCGTATATAACCTCTGCAAGCTGCTCATCCAGAAGAACCGAACCGATGGCCTCCAGGAGAAGATGGATGTCTACCTGGCCGCCGACCGGCTCACCCCGGAGGAGTACCAGGAGCTGGCCGGGCTGCTTGCCCCAGAACAGTAATCAACAGCGGGATCGCTGGATAAAAGAAAGGAAGTCTATTATGAAAAACATCAACTGGAACGAACTCACCCCCGCCTGCTACGCGATCGCCAACGCCAACGATGTAGATGTGGGTGTAGGCGGCAGCATGGTACATAACAACATCCGCCACGGCAGGGCGGTGGACATCGGCGCGGAAAATCTGCCCGCGGCCTTCCGGCCTGACTGGGCAGCCCTGGGCGACGGCGTAGATCTGGCCGCGGAAAACGACGAATTTAACGCCTGGATCAGAAAGCGCCAGGGTAACGTCAAGGCCCTGGCCGCCCTGTGGAATGCAAAGGACTATCAGGGCATGATTGAGCTGATGGAGAACGCCGCCGACCCCGGCCCCATCAACGGCGAGAAGCCCAGCGACCATGAGTAAGTACATAGCGGTCATCACCAGGGCGGACATCACCCGCGCCGCCCTGGTGGAGGCCAGGGGGCGGTCTATGGAGCAGGTCAAGGCCGCCTGCGGGTGCCAGTATATCCTCAACGCCTGGTTTTATCACACAATCACCGGGAAGCCCGTCGGCAATCTCAAGATCGACGGCACGGTCAAGGCCACGGCCGGCTGGAATTGCTGGGGGCTGACCTGGGACAAGGGCGCCGACATCCGCATGGACATCGTACCCGACAACGGCGGTGCCTCCTACCTCAGCGGCGTAGAGCTGCTGACGCCCACCAGAGGGCCGGGCAAGGCCCTCAGCTACTCCCCGGAGTACGGGGACACCCGGGGCCGCTCCGCCGTCCTGCTGGCCGGGGCACGGGTGATCCTGTACTGCTCCGGCGACGGCACCCGCGATGCCAAGACCCCCGAGGCGCTGCGGGACGAGCTGGTGAGCATCGGCTGCCGGTACGACCAGGCGGCCAACCTGCGGGCCCTGGGACTGGACGCGGGCAGCTCCTCAAACTGCGACTTTGGGGACGGCCAGCGCATCAGCAACGGCAAGCGGGTCAAGGGTTATCTGTGTATCTGGACGACGGAGGGCGGCCAGCAGCCGCCGGAACAGGAGGACAAGCCTATGAGCAAGTACACCGTGACGCCCAGCATCGGCGTCAACATCCGCAGCGGCC